ATCTGAACTATTTAATCCAAAGATATTCCCTGACGCTGTGTTATACAGCTTAATTGTTGGAGCTCCGCTTCCAGCATACCCTGTTCCTTCAATAAAGAGAGTTGTACTTGGACTCGATGTTCCGATACCGACGTTACCGCTAGAATCGATGCGCACTGCTTCAGTTGGTGTCGCTCCTGTTCTAAGAGCAAGCTCGGCATTTGTACCTCGAGCATCAATATTTCCAACACCACTATTAGTCATGAAGAGTCCAATGCCTTCATAATCTGTAGTTGAAAATGTATCGTTTCCAACAACCAAGCCATATGGATTATCGTCATCCCCAGTGATTTTTAGGAGTACATTATTTCCTGTTCCACCGTCTTCTATTTCAAGACGTGCCTGTGGACTTGTAGCACCAATACCAACATTTCCATCACCATCAATTCTAAAGACTTCTCCATTTAAATTGTCAGCGGCAATAATAGGGCGTTGAGATCCACTTGTTTGACGAGTGAACTGATACCAAGGAACATTTCCACCAGTTTCATTACCAAGTTTTGCAAATGTGCCTAATCCTGAGTCGATTGTAAGTATGCTATCTGGCGAACTAGTTCCGATTCCTACATTTCCATCCGCATCCACCACAAAGCTTGTTCCCGTACTTGAACTAACCGCAAATCCAACTTCTCCTGCGTCTTGCTCCACAGAAAGTTTCGCCCATGGTGAGGTGGTTCCAATACCTACCCGTCCCGCACTAGAATCCACAACAAGAGTATCGTTATGGAAATTAGAGTCTTGTGTTGTTGAGGTTGCGGTGAAGTGTGTACCGACTATCTCTCCAGCGTTTGTGATGTCAGATCCACCCATTGCGAGGTCAGCAGATACGAAAGAGGTAACCGCAAGGGTTCCTGTCGTTAGGGTTCCTGTGAATGAACCATCAATTGCGTAGATACCACGCCATGCCAAGTCGGGACTGGTAGAGCCTATATAAAAAGTATCGTCAGTTATAGGGAGAAGGCTCTTATGGTAAGTAACACTTGGGGCACTTAATGCAACCGACTCTGTATTATCTACACGAGAGTAATAATTTATTCCCAATATTATAACCGTAGCAAGTACGATTGAAATAACTATGTTCTTAAAATAATTCATATTATGGGGTTACTACTGTTAGTACACATGTTTGACCTGTTGCAAGTGAGGTTGACGCATCTATCTCGTCTGTAAAAGTAATTGTAGTACCTGTGTATGTAAAGTCTACACCCTTACGTAAAGCATGTGGGAAAGAAGACAGACTAACACTCAAGATATTGTACACAGCGGGGATATTGAATGTCTTTGTAGAACCATCAAGGTCAGATGATAGGTCAATGTCCACAAAGAAGTCTCGCCCAGCGATACCCGCACCACCCGACTTCTGTTCAGGTATAAGCCCAGTGACAATCTCTACAAGACCATCTATGTATTGTGCTTCTAATCTTTCACCTTCAGGTAAGTTAGATAGTTTGTCACGTATTTGTTCAGGTGTATCAAATATTTGTTTTTCTGAATCGGATGCTTTAGATAATTCTACTAATTCGGCTATAACAGTATCGACAATTTTCTGTTCATCAGCATCTTTTCCGTCTTTCAAATCTCGTACTTTATCTCGTACAAAATTAAGACTATCACTCATCTCTTTTGTAGCACCGTCTAATCGAACCTCTATCTTTGCTTGTAGCTCTTGTTTCAGCTTTGAAAGTTCTGTTTTGCTTGCTTTATCTAAATTAGATTCTGCCTTTTTTACTAAGTCAGCAAGTGCTTCTGCGTCTTTCATTAGTTTGGCTTCAACAGTTTTTACTTGTTTAACCACCGCCTCAAAAGCCTTCAGGAAATCTTCCTTAGTGAGCGAATCTTCATCCATTAAGGACATCAGTTTCGATAGTTTCTGTAAGTTTTTGTCTAAAGCCATATTGTTAATAATTATATACTATTAAGCGTCTACTCGGGGTTATTAATGAGGTCAAGATCAAACTTCTCGGGTAGCTTAATCCCCTTGATAGCTTTTTCTATCTCTTCTCGAATTATCCCCTGTATCTCTTGTAATATATCTGGCATATTGTTATGGTTTTGGTATGTTATGGATTATCGTATTCGTCATAATTGTTGGGATTTACGCTTGGTTTAATCCTCAATAGACTTTATAAAGTTAATAAAGCCATCAACAGTTGGTTCACCCAAGACAGCTTGTGGTACTCCTACCGTTGGTTCTGGTGCTATCCTTTCAGCTATCTTAGACTGTAATCCTTTTGATGAAAGGGCTTTTTTGGTTATGAATCCCGCAGCTGAAGCCGGCGTACCGCCAGACAGCACAACCCAGTCTGTAAGTGAAATTGCATTATTTGCTGCATTACCAGCGTACTCTTTCCCTAGGTCATCAAGAAGTTGTTTTGCAAGCCGGGTCTCTCGATTTATCTCTGCAATATTCTTAAATCCAAGCTCACTCGCTTTATCAAATTGGAACTTACGTATTGCACTATCAACTGTGTTAGCTCCTGCAACTTTATCTGGCAAATTAGCTTTCAAGAAATCAAGCTTTACATTTCTTTCAAAGAAACGTTTCACCTCATTTATCTCTGTCATTGTAAGACCTCTCCCTTTATGAAGTTTTTGCAATTCTACTATCCTCTCCAAATCACGGCTCACAGCCCCTGGGCTTGAAATCTTACGCTCTCTATCTACCAACTGTTTGAGAGCATTACCAACGGCGGTGTTTTTAAAATTACCTTTAAGAGATGCAAAACCTGTATCCGCCTGAGCCTTTGATTTAGTAAATCTTTCAAATAACTTACCTGTCAACTCATCTACATTTCCAAATATTCCACGCTTCACCAAATATTCTCCTATGGATTCACCTGCTACTTTTTGAAACTCCGCTTGTCTTCCTTTTGAAACGCGGGCAACCCTTTGCATTATATTTGCAGGGTCTAAGGCGCTAGCTGTTGCGCGTGCGATACCTTGTGCGCCTGTCTCTGTAATACCCCCAAGTGCTTTAGATGTCTGTTGTGCAATCGGTCCGAGTGCTTTCACACCGGCAACAACTGAACGTCCTGCAACACCTGCGCCCTCAACAGCCCCAGCCAGTCGAGCTATATTACCAACCGCATCAACAGTATCTCTAAAATTAGGGTCTGTATCGTATAACTGCACGGCTTCTTGTACTGTTTTAGTACCCCCAATAATATCTCCAATAAACTTAATAGGAGCTGTCTCAGACAGCTTGCCAATACCGGCTCCGATAGTATCAAACACTTTCTGCACACCCGGTATACGAGTTAGCGCACTCTCTGCGGTCTTGGCAGCAAAACCTGCTCCTTGTCCAAATAGTTGTACTCCCTTTTCTACCGTTCCTGTACCTTCTCTACGTGCAATCTCTCCGAATTTGTCAGCTCTCTCTATTGCTTCAGTTTTTATTTCTTCTACAAGACTCGGTACTGGTGCTGATGGTTTATTAGGGTCAGCAGGAGACCCCGTCGTACGAAAACGTACTAACGCTTGTTGGGTTTCTTCACGGCTCTTACCATTTTGAGCCCCCCACCTTATGATTGATTGTTCCTGTTCATTAAACGCCATATTAAAATGCAGGGTTAATTTGTTGATTAAACAGTTCATCAAAGATGTCCTGTTCATCAGTAGTAAACAATTCCCCAGAAGCTCTTTCGTTTGCCCGTCGGGTCATCTCACGGATAATCCCTATTTCCTGTCTGAACAGTTTTTCAGACATATCGTACCCAATAACCTTGCCATCATCTTTTATTGCGGTCTGTGCAATAGCGTTTGCAGCATTACGCAATGCTTGCCCTTCGTTATCAGACAATGCACCAAAAGTAGCACCTTTAGATTTCACATCTATGAGTTTATTCAAGAATTGGTCGTCAATCATTTGTTGCACAAGAGCAACAGTGTCGTCAGCACCTCCGGTTATTTCATCAACAGCCCCCCTTGTAATACCACTCACTACTGTACCAACAATCCCTTTTTGTCTGAACGAACCTCGAGAAAAAGGGTTTGGACCAACAATAGTATCAATAGCTCTACTACTTAATATAGCATCTGCTTTTGTGAGATTCTCTTGGGTAAGTAACACATCTTCTTTTGCTTGGTCAAAAGATTCTTGTTCTGCTCGACGCCTCTTCATCTCATCTTCCAATTGTTTATTGTATTGCTCTGGGGTAAGACCGCCATACTTTCTGCGTAAAGCGATTTCATCATTTATCTGAGTTATTTGTGCCTTTTTTAATACATTATTTAATCGAGCATTTTCTAATGCCACTTTTGCCTCGGGGTCTTGAATAAGATTACCAGCACGAAGTAGTGCATCTTTAGGCGATGTCGAGTTCTCAATAATATCTTGTGCAACCTCCGTAGAGCCACCAAACTCCAGTACAGTCCGAGCTATCTCCGATACTGTCTTCTGGTCTTCTGCTTGTTTATCAATACTTGTCTTTCTATCTTGCAAAGCAATCTCTGTCTGTAACGCTCTATTCTTCTCCGCGCGTGTAAACTCTGGTGACTCTAGTACCAGTTGCAAGTTAGCTTGTGCTGTCCGTATCTGCTCTCGTATAGGGTCAAACTTCTGTGCAACTGCTCGGTCGGCAAGGTCTTGAGCTAATGCGATATTCCCTCGTGACGCTTCTAGTAACGCACCTGTACTCAATGCCTGTATAGCATTCTCACGCAACCGTGCAGTTTCAATAGGTGCTACACCTCCTCGTGTTCGCCCACGACCGATAGACTCTTGCTGTATTTGTAATGGTAGAGCAGTTGCTTCTGCCTGCAGTGACTTTAATCTAGCAGAAAGGTCTTGTTGCTGTTTCAATAAGTCGGGTAATCCTTGAGCTTGTTCCTGTTGTGCTCGCTCTGCTGACTCACCCTCTAATTGTCCGAAAAGTCCTTGCAACTCTTTACTAAATCCTTGAGCCTGTTGTTCTGGTTGTGTTGCTTGTAGTTGAGGTAACTCAGCATTTAGACCAGTAACAGGGAATACGGGTACATCTCTTGGTATATTGAAATCAATACTCTGTGTCGGTTGTAAATCATCTACTGAAATAGCATTAGCCCCAGCGGTAGTGAGGACTCCTGACGGTGTTGTTCGTACTCGTTCTCCTAAAATGTTCTCTCCTGCAGAGACCCCAGATGTTGCACGTATTCGATTTTGTAATTGTTCTTCTGTTGGCATATTATTATTAAATTAAGATGAGGCAGTGATGCCAAATGCTTCTAATGCGTCTATTATTGCAGTTATCTTTTGACGTGCTTCGTTATCTAAATCAGCAGTCTGTCCTGAAGGGTCTGATATTTTTCCTGTCTGAACAACCTTGTTACCATACACACCTACTTTCTGGTCTGTTGCTGTCCCCAAAGAAGTACCATTATCTCTACCAACTTGAATATCACGCCCATCTAAAACTTGCACTAATTTATAAAACACAAATCGGTCAGAGTGGCTCATCTTCTGGTATTCCGCTGTTAGTTCTTCTGGGGTCATATTTGTGTTTCAATTATCGCATATTTATAAGAAAAAGAAGTAGGAATTGCACCATGAGTCGATTCAATCTTAAACTCATACTCAGTACCTGCTGTGAAATTAGAACTATTTGTATCAGTAGTTTTTTCAAATGACACTGTGCCATCTTCTGATGCAGTCCCGATAAGAGTCCATGCGCTTGCTCCGTCTACTTTGTAATAAACAGGTACGGTATCCGAAGCAGGTAAGCTCACAAAAGTAACTCGTACTCCGAGAAGTTGCTTTTTCAAATCTCTATGCTCAACTGACATTTGAGGATTGATAGTAGTCTCGTAAATACTCGTGGTGTATGTACCTTGGTCGTCAGTCTTCGATACCTTATATACCGAGTTATCCAGATACGACTGGAACAAAAAGTCATTCACAAAGTAAAAACCTTTCGGTTGACCATTTGTAAGTGCGGTCGTGTTGTTCGGTGTAAACTCTTGCGTTACAGCCAATCCATTTTGAGTACGAGAAATACTCCAGATACCATCTCTTTGAACACCATCAAAACTTCCATATAATTCAAAGTACAATCGACCATTCGCCTTTCTTCGCATAGAAGATAGTAGGGTAGTAGTACCCATTTCAAATCGAGCAAACTCTTTTGGTCCAGTAGGGGAGAGGTACTTAAAGATAACCGTATCAGCAAGACTCGTTGTTATGTTACCTTTCAAAGAAATACCCACAAGAAAACCATCCACTTCACCAATCAGCTTTAATTGCTCATTACCCCAGAAATATGACTCTGAAAGAGTTTCAAGTGATGAATCTCTATCCCAGAGATAGACGATAGACTCAATAGATTGTGATGACTTCGATACACACGCTATTGCGAGGTAATTACCCCGTTCTTCAATAGACTCAATCCTTAAATGAGAGGGGAGAGTGAGTGCTGCCACTGTCCACGACCCGTTATCATTCTTTGCAATCTTATTATCATAAGGAATATACAAAATATCATCTTTTGAGTGAACAAGACCTTCTCGGATTGTCGTGTATGTAAGTGCTTGATGCGAATCAGCCCATGAAGCAGAACTACTTGGGTCAAAAGCCCAAATATGCGTACCAGCTCGTGCTCCATAAATAAGACCTGTACGCTGGTAATAAGTAAACAGCTCGAAGTTAGTAGCACCTGATGAAGATTCGTTATTGTTTATTGAGTTATCCCATGTTGCATCATCAAGGTCATTACTTGCACCCGTACTGATGTTTTTCATCTGTACCTCTGCTCTACCAGTACCAGATACGACACCCAGCCCAAAGAGTGCGTATGTTGTACCACTTCGTAGAGCGATGGTGTAGTTTTGCTTCTGACTTGTTGATGCTGAACTATCCCCATCTTCACTTGCAAAACGAGGTCTTAATTGATATGGCTGTGAGAATAAATCAAAGTTACTACACGCACGACAAACAGCTTCACGAGGGTCTCGTGGGTCTCCCACCATACCTCCGTTAAATCTATCTATTTTTATAGTGTATATTTTAGGCATTAATTCTGTTTTATAACCTCTATTAAGGTGTTATCAACATTGATTCGTCCAGTAGAAGCCCCCGATAACTGACCTGTTAAATCAAGGGTTAAGTCTCCTGTGCTATCTTCCGTACAACTAGCCAGAACCCGAGTAGTTGCTATAACCCCTGCCCCTGTAGTACCTAATGGAGTTGCGAACAAATCCAAGGATATTTCCTGCGCTCCTGTACTTCCATCTGCGATAATCTTTGCTTCAATATATCCTCGTGCAATCGAAACGACTGTACCACCGATTGTTGGTGCCGTTGCTGTACAACTCCCATACTTAAACTTTAGGGTTAATGTTGGGTTACTACCACCAATACTAAAATTAATAATTGATGTAGTTAATCTAACTGCGTTAGCAGTACCCAATGTGTTAGCTGGTATCGTAGTTGATGCGAGAGATGTTTCTGTTGTTATATTTTCAAGCCCAGCCTCAACTGTTGAAGTATGAATTAAATTATCCAAACCAACCAAATCTGTTACTGCATTGAATGTGAGAGAACCAGAACCATCTGCGCTAAGTACCGTTGACGATGCAGTATCACCTCCCGATGGGAAACTATAACTGATACCATTCAACACCAATGGATTAGCTACTGTACTCGAAGCGTGAAGATTTTTTATTCTAAATGTAGTACCAGTAAAGTTATAACTAGCGGTCTGGTCAATAGCACTGGTTGTCCATGTTGGTGGTGTACCAGCTCCGCCTGATGTAAGAAACTGTCCACTTGTACCAAATCCATCAACAACTTTAACACCACTCGACCCGTTACCGAGTAATACTTGATTAGACGAGAAAGTCGTTGTACCCGTACCTCCATACGCAACTGGTATTGCAGTACCGTTCCATACTCCAGTAGTAATAGTTCCTATTACTGCAAGTGAAGGTGCTGAAGTGAGTGTTGAAATAGTTGTAGTACCAGTAATGCTAGCTAATTCAGTATTCAGATTGGCAAAGTTATTGTTGATGGTGGTACGAGAGTTTTTAAGAGTATCAGTCCCTTGTATTGTTGTAATATCTGCACCGAACCTAGGCTCTTGTTCTCCTACTTGCAACGTATCAAGAGAAACATAGTTATACACACCCGTAATAGTTGCGAGCGTTGTCAATATTCCTACTATAATTATCTTAAACATTATGATTTTGCATTATTAGTAAGAGAAGCGGTATTTTTAGTGACATTTGACAGATTGTATGGATTATCCCAAGTACCTGATGCATCATCCCATGAGAAATCTGCATCATCCCAAGTTAAACTAGCTGACCCATATTCTTTATTGGTGACTATTGCAGTATTTTTTGTTGTATTATTTACGATTGCCATTATTTGCTACTATCAGACCTTGATTGAGTAATTCTTCCCGAAATATTACCTGAATTACCTTGATAACTCGTGGTAAGACGTGCTTTTGTTGGATTCCGCAATGAAATCAAATCAAACAATTCTTTTTCCTTACTAGCAATACGTCTTTCAATACGAGCTATGGTGTTACTATCCTCTGGGCGATTGACAGAAATCCAATCAAGAGCTGGGTGTAAAGCAAGTAGTTCATGGAAAATCAACGGTATACCTGGCTCTTTTGTCGTATCAGTAGATGTGAAGTAAGATTGCTGTCGCTCAAAGAACAACTGGATTCCTGCTGTTGCACTATAATTAAAGACTGGATTAAAGAAGATTGAGTTACCCTGCTCAACAAAGTGAGTTGGAATACCTGTGCTACTTGGATTTGGGACTAATGCGTCTTTTACCTGTGGATCACTAACGAGCATCCTTGATACATCCTTGTACTCAGTCTCTGACGCCCCTGTGAGTATTCTAACCCCCGTCAAGTTTAGAATATCCAAAGAGTTATCATCCCCTGTAATCGTATAGTCATGTTGCCCTGAGACAATATCAATCGTTCCGAATGGTCTATCTGAATGGTTCGTATCATCCCACCGAATATGATCAGAATACGACAGAATAAGTGGCATGATTGTATCAAAGGCACGGTTGACGCGCCCTGTCATTTGTTTCAATAACGTACCAGTGATTTCTCCATCCGGCATACGAGTCCAAAACTCGATAGTTTGAATGATTCCATCTTTTTCTGTTGGATCTGAAAATACCATATTAGAATTCTGCGCTAGCTGAACAAGAGTGTTCTCCGTCAGTTGTTTCTGTTACGGTACAACGAACTGCATACCATCCGAGGTCAACCATCTTAAACACATCTGTTGTTGTTGCAGCAACAATACCTGCTGAACTCACTGTGGTGAATCGTGCGTCTGCTGTTGCGAGTGTCGTACTTGCTGGTTGCATACGTGTGTAGTCATACCAAGTGCTTCCATCTTGAGAAACTTGTACTGTATATTCTGTCGAACCAGTATTACCTTGTCCTGTTGTATCTCCCCGTCCGAAGAATAATGTTACATCTTTTGCCCCTGAGATAACAAAGTACCCTCGATCCAACTGCCCTTGCTCGTCAAACCACGGTACTATGTTTGTAGAAACTGCGGTTGTGGTTGTCGCAAAGTTTGTTTGACTGGTTGATGTTGCAAAGAAAGTGTATAACTCTCTCTGAGTGTCTTGTGTAGGTGTACTTACAGTAACATTACCGAAAGCTAACGGTATCATCTGTAACGCGATGTATACGATTGCTACGGCTGTTAGCGCAAGAGCACCAAGTTTTATTTTTTGTACGTACATATTTATTATTAAATTAACTAGCTAGTGTCAGGCAACTTTTATAAACGACCTGACCACAACCAATTAAGTTGTGGAGATGTTAATCTGCTGGAATTGACTCATCAATACGACATACGATGTCTGATGATGACTCACGAACACAGGTTAGCCAAGCATAGTTATTGATTCCGATAACTACGTTTTGTCCATCTGGTTCCTGCAAATCAACACCTGTACCTGCTGCGATTGTTGTTGTTGTTGCAGCTGCGGTAAATGGATTCTCAATCATCCAACTACGATATGCACCAGCGTTCTCCCCAAGTGGGAATGTTGTGGTTGCTGGTAGTGTTGCTGTAAGTGCAGCTTGTGTTGATGATGCAGTGAAAGTAATAATGTTACAATCTCGCATTTCACTTGCTGCGATAGTTACAGCCCCACTTGTTGGAGTAACTGTAGTCTCACATCCACCTTGCTGGAATGCACCATATACATTCATATATGAATACACGTCTGGTCCAGTTATTGCACCTACTGTTGGCTCACCATTTCGTACCACCTTGGTAACTGAAGTAGTAGTGTTTGGTTGCAATACCCAGAACAAAGCTGAAACAACAAGTGCTGTAACAAGGATTGATGTTAGTGTTTTATTATTCATCTTTGCTGATAAATTAGCTCTGTAATAACTCGTTCTTGAAGGCAACATTAGCAACCTGTCCTCGATATTTGCTGATTGCTTCCGGTGTGTCCCCAATTTCTTTCAGACGCTTCAAAAGACTTTCTTTTTTCTTAGACCATTTATCAGAATTACTGTACGCATATCCATTGAGGATGCGTGCATACTCTGCTTGTGCTTCATTCTTCCATTCCTTTCCCTTTGCAGGCTTTACCACAAGTGGCAAATCCTTTGGGCGAAGAACTTGTGGGTCATCGACTTGAAAGTCGTCTGAGGTTTCTTCTACGACCTCTGCTGTAACTTTTTCTTCTACAACAGGAGTCTGCTCATCTGTTTTCTTTGGCATTTGTAATGTGTAATTAAGCCTTTAGTGGAGATTTGGAGAGTCAACGACGGGGGGTGACTCCCCGAAACCCCACTAAAGGGGGGTTATAAGTTAGGCAAGGGTAATATCAACAGTCAAAGCTGCTTTCTGTGCCCAAAGTTTGAAACCAACAAGACCAAAGACAACGATTTCTGCTCCTGTCTTTAGAGTTACTGACTTCTCCTCGAATTGCATACCTCGTGGTGATGCATATGTTGAAACTCCCTTAACACCGAAGACACGGTGTCCTGAGTTTGTAACAGTTGTTGTTCCGAGTGTTGCATCTACGAATGTACCTGAACGTACAACGTAAATATCAACTCCCATCCACTCATTCATGAATCCATTCTTGAGTGTTGCGTCTGCCATTGAGAATCCGTTTGTAGCACCTGCGATAGCAAATCCAACAAGGTCAGTGTTCTCAATAACGAGGTATAGTCCACGGTAAGTATCTTCATATCCAGCAACCTTTGAAACAAGGTTTGCCATGATTGTGTTGATGTTACCTGCTGTTGTAAAACCTCCAGCTGGGGTTGTGTATGTACCTGTTGCATCTTCACACAAGTTGTTTAGAACGAACTTGTCAATTCCGAATGCTACAGCATACATCATGTTGTCAATACGTGCCTGTGCGATATCAAATGCTGCAAAGTACTCTTCATGAGCAAATACATGCTCTGAGTAGATAACTTCGTCAGTAACTGTTAGTGCATCATCAGTAATTGTCCATGCTGATACAGAGTATGTCCCTGCAACTGCTTGGATTGTAGCTGTTGGTTGATTCCCGTATGGGTTCTGGATACGCTTTGTATCACTATTGTCAACAGAACAAATCTTTTCGGTTACGAGAGCGTTTCGTAGCACAATTTCGTATTGTGATTGGAAATACTTATCTCGCTCACCATAAGTTGATTGAGTATTCATTTGTAAAGGGTTTTATTTTATAAACCCCGTCGTTTTACCGTCGATTTTCTGGTCTTCCACCGCGTCTAGCCCAAAAGAGTTGTTCAGCTTCTGAAGAGCCTTTGTCAGGTATATTACCTTTCTTGGCTTCTTCTACAACTTCTGCATCGCTTGGCTTATGTGAGCTTTTACGTGCAGTCTTTGTGTTTGTAGCTTGTGCTGCTTTTCTATGTGCAGTCCTCTTTTCAAGAATAGCTTGTACCGCACTGTCTTCAAGTGCTTCCGAAACGGTGACATCGAGCAACTTTGCTGCTTTCACTACTTCGCTAACATCATCTTGATGAACATCTGCTCGTACAAGGGTGTAAAGATCAGTTGAAGATATATCATCAGATTGAGTAGCTACTTTCGATTCCACCTTGGAACCTGTTGTCGCTTTCTTCCTCCAATGATTCTTCTGTTTCTCAAGTGTCTCTACTTTCTTTTTGAGTTCGTTTACAGTTTCGTCAGAATCATCTGCTTCCTCCTCAGTTTCATCAACCTCAGTTTCTGTAGACTCATCTTCGACTACTGTTTCTTCCTCGTGTTCCTCCTCCTCTTGTGAAGTTTCTTGAACTTCGTTGTTTTCATTTATCATAGTTTTGTCTATATATTCTTTTTATCGACTTTAGTGTCTTATGTACTAATAATTATCTATTGTGCACTGTCTTGTGTCAACCTCTTTTTTGCTTCGTCAGGTGTTTCATCTTTTGTACCTGCGATCATCTTCAAAAACAGTAATTGACTTTCAATATGACGAATGTACTGATTACGTGCAAGGATGTTTATACCAAGCTCATCTTCTACTCCAGTTACATCTAAACTAATCCGCTCCCTTGATGGGTCAATGAAAAGTTCAAGTGCCTGTTTTGTCATGTCTACAGCACGAGCTTTATATTTAATCGCCTGTGTCACTGTGTCACGAGGTACATTGAATATCATTTGCTCTACACCAAGCCACACATCTGCCACTTGTCCAATCGGTGCATCTGCATCAAGTTGTGGAACAAGACGCTTACGCATAATCTTCACCAATTCGTCATTTGCAAATGTTTTCTTAATTGTCTCTTTGTTTGTATCACTCACTGGCAACCCGAACGCAAGTGCTCGCATTGCTTTAAGCAACTCATCGTTTTCTGCGAACGTAGCCTTAATAAGAGAAATCTCTTTTTCGTCTACATTCAATCGTGGTTGTTCTTGTTCATTCATACCTATACTTGTTGATTATTTATTACTAACGGTTGTTGCGGTTGTACTTGTGGCTGTCGTGCACCCCCGTCGACCTGTGCAGTATTGTTAGCCCGTGCCGCTGCTAATTCAACTGGTGAAATAGCTGACGACATTTCAAGTATTCTACCAACGACCATCTGAGCTTCTTTATTCTGTGAGTACCCTGGATTTGCGATAACCTGTAGAGCCGTATTCAAAGTAGTCATTACTTCTTGAATATTCTTTGACTCACCGGTTATGTCAATTTCCAAATCCCACTCTAAATCCTTAAGATACTCAGCCCACGTCTGTGGTTTTATCTCAGATGGCTTAAAAAATCGTTGGTTACCTAATGGTGCAAGGGCTTTTCTGACGTTCATTTCTTCCTCTTCGATATCTACCTCTTGAGCATCCTCTCCATTCAACACACGTTCTGCGTTTCTCCTCTGTGCATTCTTCAGTGCAATGTTAGGTACAAATACAGAGTCAATCTTTTCAATATCATGTGATTCAAGTACTGCTGCTATCTCGTCTTTGTTATTCAGCTTCTTTCTAAAGTATGGTAATACACGCTCTCGTAACAAGTCTTCAAGATGCAATCCTTTATTCTCAGTCATAATCTCAAATAATGAATGAGATTCTTGCAACACTGCTTCCGTTTGTCTCCATGCTGTTCCTGACTTTGGTGTTGCACCAAGCATTGCCTCTGATATACCTGTTATCTCGTTACCTGCATTCTTCCATGACACAGCGTAATTCTGCTCAGATGTCATATCGTGAGATTGATTATTCAACTGAGTCATCGGTTGATTCATTGCATGGATGAGAATGTCGCCACTCTCGATATTATCCAAAACATTTCGTCCCAAAAACTTAGCGTCTGCTGTCTGAAAGACGACTTTTGATGCAATATCAAGTGTATCTCTTACTGACTTAGTAGAATGGTTTATCTGCCATTGCGCTTGGAATAGATGTTCTACTGCACCAATAGCAAGTGTCCGCCCATCTTCTTTTATAAGATGAGTAATAGTGTATGGGTCTTGCTTCTCTTCTTCTCTAACCAATACGAAATCATCAAACTCGTTTGCTTTACCTTTCTTACCAACAAAAGAAATGACCTGTATCTGTTGCACAAACTTATTACGATCACTCTCCTTATCAGTCAATAATTCTTTAGAGAAAGAACCATGCACCTCAAACAACTTAATATACCCTGTTCGATTATCTTTCTTTTGTCGGTCAAGTGTCTCTCGAGCTTTCTTCGCTTCAATCAATGCTTCGACTTGTTGCTCATCATATCCATGTGTAGCAATACGACCTCTCAGTTGAGATTCGGTTAATTCAATCTGCTCAAACTTAGGGTTATCATCAAAGTCCACAACATCGCACACAATTTGATTCCAAGGGATTACAAAAAAGTGCAATCCTGTGTCGTTCTCTACTGTCTTAACAACAGCTGACCCGTATCGAGCAAGTACACGCCCCCATTCATTCAAAAACTGTCCGAACTTCTCTCGTCGCATCCAATCTTGGAGTAACTGTGTTGCGATAAAAGACCGGAACCAATCGTCTTGTTTCGTTGCACGAATCTTAACATTCTTTCTATCAATGTCAGTTGCACGAAACCATACATTTGCTGCAGCGGTTACAATATTGAAAAATGGTTTCTCCCTCCCTAGTGAATCGAACTGTCCTGTCGTAAAACGAGAATTAAGATACGCATCAATTTTTTGTAGAGTCTCGTATTGTGAAAATGGTACATGCTTAGAAATAATTGTCGTACCATGAACATAATCGTTCTGTGCTTTACGCACATAACTTCCAATTGAATCTGGTTTAGTTGTATCACTCATGTGAAAGATATTAGCTTATCATAAGTATAAACACATCTATTTTTTCTTGGCAAGGGTTCGTATCTTTGATTCTGCTTCACCAAGAGAAAGTCCCGTATCGTAAATAGAACCTGACAATGCTTCTGCCATATTTGTGAGTGCCCATTCCAACACTTCCCCTTTTACAAATCTCTTTGCAAACGCATACTGTGCGCCATACGCTTCTATCTCTTGCTTGGTACGAAAATCTCTATCATGCAAATATTTGTAGTACCACACATCGGGATAATCCCCTTGTTGCTTACTATGCACCTGCTCATGTATTTCAATATCTGGTGTTATCTCTCTCTTAAAAGGATTATAGATTACTTTACCGTAACAAAAGATAGGTTTATACACACCAACATTTCCGAGTACACTTTGTATCTCCAAATAATTTGGTGGGTAGTCTTCCTTTATCTCCAAGTCTGTTACTCTGTTCTTTTGCATCATTGTGTTGAATTAGCTGACCGTGTTCGTTTTACCCTATCCATATGTTGAACAATCGAATCAATAACTCGTGCGGACTCTTCGCTCTGCATCGGTAACATTGTCTCCTTAACTACAAAGTACATACGCATAATGAACGTGTCTGTAAGGTCAGGACTTCTCCCAAGAATTGCTTTGATGTCTTCTTTCATTGTAGCAAGTCGCTTACCGTCTCCTTTAGAAACATCTTGGTACATAGATAACTCCTCAATAATCCTTTCTTTTGTATGAGCATCATCAATCTTACATGCTACTTTGTGGTCATTCACCAATCGAGAAAGTGTAAAGATACACTGGCTTCTGAGATTAGCATAGTCAGAGGTTAAAGGAGCATTGTTTGTATAGTGCACATTTGGAAGTTTAACCGGATCAGCATCGGTTCTAATTGCTTTATACGAACTCTTGTACCCAACAATACCATCTAATAACGATGATGATGCAACTCCTGCGCCCACACCGATAGCGTCAACAATTATCTGTGAGAACGGTATTCTCTCTTGTGCTGCATATTCTCTAATCTTAGATATGATACTCTCTGTATTCAATCGTGAATATTGTTCGATACGATAACTCTCTAATCCTTCAAAGAAGTTGAATACAGTCTTATCACTTCCATCATCCGCTATATCAACGACAAGATACTTCTCGGTGCTCTTAACTAGAGTGTTAGAGAACATGTCCACCAATGCAGAATAATGAAATAGTGCTCCCTCATCCTCTACATACTCCGCTAAAATCTCTTGCTTGAATGTTTGTGAATCAAGGTCACGTCGTGCTTTCGCAAGCTCATCCTCTATGTTAGGAATATACGGATTATCCTTAGTTGTAAAATGAAAACTCTCTGCATCTTCCCCCTTTTGATCAAAGTCTTTCTCTAAGCGTCTGAGGTTTGGGTTCTCTTTCTTTGGTGTACCGATAAAGTCCGCAGTCCCTCCAGTATCAATCAATGCTGGTCTGAATATCTCTTGCCAACCGATAAAAAAGTCCTTCATTGTATCAGTTTCATCAAACGTAATGTGATGAGCTTTCATACCACGGAAGTTTTCTCTATTCTCCCACCCTGCTATGTAAATAATTGAATACCCTCCCTCTTGAGTTGGTACTTTCATCTCAAGACGAGATTCGTTTATCTCCCCTATATTCCCTATACGTGCTTTTAATGCTTCCCAGATAATACTGCGTGCTTGCTTCTGTGTAGGTGCAATATAAAAGACATTACGGTTTTTCTCACTAACCGCTTTGAATAACATAGACTCGATTTCAACCGAACTTTTACCAGAACGTCTCCCTGCTCTGATAACTTTAAACCGAGCGTTACTCCTTACTACTTTCTGTTGTTCCTGATGTAGTTGCATTAAAACTTTTATCAAAGACAACTTTCAAGGACACATCACCTTCATGTCCTACATCTTGCTTCGGATTACCTTCTGCCATCTTCCAAATAAGCTCTTTAGGTAGTCCTTCTAAAAACTTCTGTCGTTCTTCATCAGACATTTTAGCAAGCATCTCACGGCTATAGTCCTTTAAAGTCTTCCCTTTGGGACGTCCGCTAGGATTACCCGATTGTCCTTTTTTAAACAACCAAGGTTTATCGTCTGTTTTTTGACTGTTACCAGTTTCTATGTCCTTTTTTTTCTCCATATCCTATTAAAAATTGACTCCTTTGGGTTGGTGTTTTCTAGTTTCTGTACTCTCCCCACAATAATATTCATCTGTTTACTAACATCATCTATACTATTATCCAATCCTTTCAACATCTCACCAAATCCCTGTTCCATCTGTGCTTGTGTAGACTTTAACTTATCAGTCTTCTTTTCAATACCATCGATAGTCTCCAGTGTATTCTTCTGAAATAGTGCTAACTCTTGTGTAATTGTTTTCAGGTCTGGTGTCATAATTGTTCATTGACTATTTTTACCACCGATGGGAAGTTACTAAACTGCAATACACTATATGGTTTATCCTGTAACTTCTCCGTCCTATATTCTTTCGTAACTGATTTTAATATAGAGTTGACCAATCTATCGCCATAAGGACAATCAAAATCTTCTTTTAATTCCTCAACCCCCAAAATACCAACAGTCAAATCCTCTCTCCACATCTTTATACTAATATCCAACCTTCTTTTTGCAAGTAACAATGAATTATTCGTACCACCTATATTTTTATACCCAACACCCTTTCCGCGTACACTAACATTCAGATAATCTTGTATCTCTTCATCATTCGGTTCAACATTAAATACTGTACACAAGAAATCTATCTCCTCTTGTTGTTTTCTTGTAATCTTCATACTTAATCCAATTCTACCGCAACATAACTATATTTTCGCTTACTCTTATTGGGGATAACTGTTATCTGTGCAACATTCGTTATCGTATCCTTATTCAACAATTTCAGTCGAACCATCCCTTGTATC